TTTGCTCCAAGCGTAACTGCCGAAACCCTCAAGGGCGTAATATTATTAACACCTCCCCCTTCTTCAATTAAAAGCTTTGCAGAAGTACCGACTCCCATCAAATCTCTGCCGTCAAGATTTGACCAGTTAAATAATGATCTACAGGTGCCAGTAAAGGCTGTTGAAGTTGTTTTAATCCAGCCCCCCATCTTCTGAGGCAAACCGTTTACGAAACGAACCTTGTCACAATCAAACCATCCTCCTGAACCTGCGTATCTTGTCAGGTCTTTAACTATTCCGGGTTTGAATGTTAATTTCTGAAGCATGGCTAATTTACTGACATACCACGTTGTTTATCTTTTAACTTTTCTACATCACCACGCAAAGTTTGTACATCTTCTTGCAAGCGTTTGATGTTAACACCATTAGACATATCATCTTCGATGCGTTTTTGTATTTTCTCTACTTGCCCACTCAGATGCTCAATCAAAAGGTACTGCTCCTGATCTGCGCTTGCTTGACCTAGCTCCCCACGGGGCCATTTAATCCTAAACTCATTATTTTTAGCAATATCCGCTTGTAGCTCCTTGAGGCCAGTCTCCAAATCTTTGGCAATCAACTGTTCAAACGTCTCTAACTTGTTCAAGCGTTCTACAACACCAAAGTAGCCCCAGACCCCTACACTCACCGCCGCGACAATACTAATTAAATTGCGGATGGGCATAGAGATCGCGGAACTGTCGCTGACCCTTATTTGGTCACTTCCCCTCCTCCCTCTTGGCGTCTCTTCGGCCATTATTGCTTCCCAAGATGCTCAACGGGCAACCACTTCTCTCCATCATTACCCGCATCAAACTTACGCAAGACTAGCTTACCCTGACCACACTCCCAACGAGTGCCGACTGCTGTCCCTTGTGAGCGTAATATCTTACGCTTTACCTTCAAGCACTCAGCCATTCCCCCTCTTGGCGTATACTCTTTAAGCTGCCCACTGATAAACATATGCAATATCCAACCAGCGAACACTTTCTCATCGGCTTTGACGCTACTGCCAAAAGATATGAAACAGCAGAAGGCCAATAATAATAAGCTTGCCGTAATCGATGTTCCAGATCGCATTGTTGCCACCAAACGTGTTTTCCCACCAAATTAAAATCTTATCCATTTTTATCTCTCAATGCTTGTCTCCAACGCCATGCTAGAAACCCCAAACTTGCAAGCAGCAGCAATATAGACAGGCTCGTTTCTATAAGGCCTAGCCAAGATGCCACTACAGTCACGCCACCGGGAGTTATGGTTATGAGGTCTTTTGGTTCCATTACTTGTTCTCCACGGGCGGATGCTTTCCGTTATGTGCGTGTACAAGCTGATCTAACTGCTTCGTTAGCCACTTTACATCTTTCTGAAGCCCCTCAAGCTCTCTGTGCAAAAGCTTTAGTTCTGTTGGAGAATTGATACCTTTGAGGGTCATCACTTGGTTCGCAATCTTTCCACGTTCTTGCTCCGCATTATCAAGCCTAGCATCAAACTTCTCGCGGGTGTCTTCTGCGCTTTTTATATGGTCTTCAAGATCATGCATAACGCGACTAAGATTGCTCTTCACCACCGCATAGCCTCCAGCAACAGTTGCCAGAACCATAATCCCCTGTATCGCGTGACTTGCTCCAAGTTCCATCTCTAGCTCACCGCTGGTCCACTTGTATATGCCCACCATAGAAACCAAGAAATCCCGCCAGCAACCATCAAAACCGCTATACCCTTCCCAACCTCTATTAGTATATTTTGAAGCCGCTCTCTGCGCTCCTCCGCAAGAATTTTTTCTTGCCTATCTCGCTCTTTCTTTGCAGCAACTCTTTTGTCACGCTCTGCAAGGATTAAATCCCATGTGCTTTTCTCGCCTACAGGCACAGGCCACTTACGATTAATTTCGTCGCGAAGGTCATCTAGCTGCTGTTTAAGTTGCTTCTCTTCTATAATCGCTGCGGCGGCAGATGACATCGATGTCTCTGATCCATCATCAGCAGCACGTTTCTGTAATATTTGTTTATTCTTTTGACCGATAGAGCTTCCTTGTTTTTTATCTTTATTATTCTCATGGGCCTCTTGCGCGTGAAAAAGAGAGTCAATCCCATGCGCTATCTCTTGCACACCTTTGGCGCTCTTGACTAATGTCTTAGTGGCTGTAATGGCGGCGGCTATAGTTATTGGGTCCATAAGTTAATTTTAACCTCTATGAACCTTATGAGCCCAATTCAGGCCAATCATATAAAATACCGGACTTGGTGGTCTTGCCGTCACTGTCCGTTGTGTACTTAACAAACAAAGCCTCAACCGCCGCCGTGTCCGCAGCGTTATCAATGGCTGTTTCCATCTCTGTCGCTTTGGTGCGAATAGCGTCCCGCCATGTTTGTATATTGGACGGGACAGCAGTGCCTTTGTCAGCCTTCCTCACTACCGCCCAATCAGTTTGAAAAAGAAGTGATTCTTGCTGTTTCTTTACTTCATCCTTTAATTTCGTTTTCACACCGGACGTTATAATTTTATTCCCGTCAGAATCTAAAACGTCTTCCATCTTCTGCGTGTACTTAACGTCATCGTCTCTATCGGTGTCGAGAACTTCTTTATTATCGGGGTCTAAGAAAATAAGTACCCCGTCTGAGTTCCGCACCTGAGCCTGACGCGCCGTATCGTCCAAGGATAAAGGTGTTGAGTTTACACTGCCATCTGCATTGTGTGAGGATAGATAAAGCCTTTTATCGGGGAACGGTTGCATTACAACTTCAGAAATACCCGCCGCTTTTTTCTCATCAGCAGACCAGACTTGCCAGTTCTTAGGCTGTAGGGTGCCGTCCGCATCTTTCCATGCGCGGCCCGGTCTTATTGTCTGACCATTAACCTTGTATACTGTGGTCATTATCTTTCTCCAATCTATCTTACGCGCATATGCGACTTTGGACCCAACTTCTTCCGGTGCCGAAGATGAACAGGTTTGTTTCTGCGACGAATTACTTTCCTAGCTATCTTGGCCTCTACTTTTTGCGCCATACTCTTATTACCTTGCCTTCGCCTGTGCTACTCCAGACCCACCAAATGGATTCTCTGCAAATGCTAAATAAATATAAGTAGAAGATGATGCGTTAGTTCCAGCGTTAGTAGAGCGTAATTTAAATCCATTCGCTATAAAATCTACATCATTACCACCAGAACCATCATTTTCAGTATTGCTTGAATCTGCCAATAAATAATGCTCTGCTGGATTATCTATGTCTCGTTTATTATCAAACATAAACCAGTTCTCAACACCACTAATTCTTTTTATTATAATCCATGCTGGTTTAAACCCAGAGCCACCATCATCAACTTGTACAAATGGTCCGTCAGCAGAGCCATTTCCTGTGTATTTGCCAATAGCGATTGCTCCCGTTGTCCTAGCAAAGAAATACCCAATCATATCCCCGGCTCCAGCTTCATCGCCTGATATCGCCATTAAAGTCGATGTTACTGGGCTTTCTCCAGATGAAATGTTTCCATATGGTGTGCTTGTATCAGAAGCATCTGCCCAGAAAGAACTTGCCTCAGCAGCACTGCTATTGAGAATTATTCTTTTAGCCGTATCTGCTAAATCTTTGTGCCAACTAGACCAATTCGTTGCCTGAGCTAGACTTTTAGTAATCACAAACTCAGGAGTTGTCCCAAGATTATGCCTGAAAGCATAGTTTGAAGTTTGATGCGCCCACTTTGCTATCGAAAATTTGGCCGAACTACTTTTCTTGCCAGACGATACAATGATGCCTGAACCAGACCCACTCTCTGACCAAGCAGTTTCAGCTTTCCAACACCATGCAACATAGGTTCTTGTGTTTGTATTTGCGCCAGCCGAACCATTACCTAATGTGAACCCATCAGATACAAAGCCTGTTAAGGCTGTAGATTCGGTTCCTTCAGCATCAGCAGTATTTTGATGCACTCTCTTTTCTGCACCTCGCACAGCATCAAATGAATAATGGTTTTCACCAACATTCCTATCTTTGATCCAAACCCAATCTGGCTGAAACCCAACACCGGAAATAGTTCGTGAAGACCCATTCCCTGTATACAAGACTGTATTAAAAAAATCACCTGAGTTAGTTATAGTCGGAGATGGGAGGTTAGCGGTGTTTATAGTTTTATATCCTGATGGTACATTATTCTCAAAATCAGCAGAGTTCGCAACTAGCGTATGATCAACCGTTCCACCTGAATAAAGTTGGGATATAATCTTATAGGGCTTTGTTAAGCTGCTTATGTCTAACGTACCAGATGCACCCGCAGCCCCACCAGAATCCGTAATTTTCGTGTTGTTTACATATATTTCTAGTGTTTCAGCGTCTGAATCTATTGCGAACTGAAATGCTTCCCCGCTAGACATACTCACGCTAGTAGCATAGTCAGCTTCTGTTGCTCCACCGCCAAACTTTCTAATTTTATTTGAACTACTTTGGTAATCGAAAGTGATTGCGCCAGAACCGCTACGAGCAATGGTTCTATCTACATTAACAGATGCAACCCCAGTTGTTGCGTATCCCCCAAAAGGATTACCACCGGATTGTTTAATTTCCCAAACCCATTTGCCACTACTTGGAACAACTTGCGTAGCAAATACAGATTTCCAAGCACCAGTACTGTCTTGTTCTGCTACGGTGTTTCCTTCTGACAAAGTTACATTGCTTTCTTTGTCTATGGGTGACCAAGTTGGGTAATTGCCGATATTATCGTCAGCCGAATCAGTGCAGGTGTCGGTAACTTGATTAGCTGCGGCTAGGCTATTCGCTACAAATGAATTATTGTTGCTAAATGTAACTCCGACAAAAGCATTATCATTTCCTGAACCACCAGAAATCGTAGCTGTCTCTGTGTGACTTTCTGCACTGGTAAATGTGTAATCCGCAGACGTGAAGCTACGAGTGCTACTTATATCAATCGCTTCAGACCTTTCCGTTGCATCTGACCAAGCATAGGCGTCAGCATCGCCCTCGTCGTAAATTGCATAAAATGCAATATCACCAGTTTGGCCTATTGTAGTGACGCTTTGAGTAGACCAACCACTGGCAGTATTACCATCTGTTGATATAGGAGTGCCTGCATCAAGCACACGCCACCAAGCAATACCAACGGTTGCCATTGCGGCGCTAAAAGTAGCGACAATATTTGCAGAAGTTCCAGAAGAAACATCAATAGACCAAAACT